TGCTGTTGCCAATCTCGGCCACTTTAGCTTTTTCCGCTTCCCATTTTGCGGATATGCCTTGCCATAAGCCATCAATGATTTGGCTGCCCATCGTCATAAATTTACTGGGCAAATTGGCTATCCATTCGATAGCACGAGAGAGGGGTTGCACCAACCATTTATCCCACACATCTTTAATGGGTTGCCAGTATTTGTAAATTAACAGGGCAGCAACCGCAATGGCAGTAATAGCCAATACAATCGGATTGGTTAATAGTATTCGGCCTAAACCCATCACCGCAAAGCCAACAACACGCAAAGCTGTCCATAAACTTTTAAACACACCAATAAGACTAAAGCCACTCATGCCTAAATAGCCCATCATAAAACGTAGTAAAACCATCGGGCCCAGTACCGTTGCAAGCGTTAATGAAATGGCACCCAGTACGCCCATTAAAATAGCCAAGCCTGCAATGGTTTTAAAAATGGTTGCAGCAAGGACTGGGTTTTCTTTAACCCATTCGCCAATACCTGTTGTAATGTCAGTGATATTTTTAACTAATGCTTTAAGCTCACCACCGACACTTTCGCCAATCGCAATCCGTACTTCTTCCCATGAGCTAGACAGTGTAGTTAATGCACCACCTAAATTATCATTCATCGTTACCGCGACTTTGGAGGCTTCGCCATTGGCACTTTTTACCGTTTTTACAAAGCCATCTAATATACTTGTTCCTGTGGCTGTTCGACGGTTAGCTTGGTCAACCAATACCAACAAACTAGAGGAAGCCTCTAAGCCTGCAATCTTTGACAATAGCCCTTGCTTTTCGGTGTTGCCTAAGTTTTTAGTGGCGTTTTCTAGGTCAGCCAAAATATCAACAATAGGGCGTAAATTACCTTTGGCATCGGCAGTTTTAACTTTTAGTTGTTCTAATGCCTCACGTGCCATTTTTGGGGGTGCAGATAAGCGTGAAAAAATAGCTCTTAATGCGGTACCTGAGTTACTACCTTGAATACCTGCGTCACCCAATTTTCCTGCCATTGCTGCAGTTGTTTCTATATCAATGCCCAGTCCAGCGGCAACGGGGGCAACGTATTTCATGGTTTCGCCAAGCATTTGCAAGTTTGTATTAGAGCGTGTAAAGGTACCCACAAGCGAATCGCTAACACGTACCATTTGCGAGGCTTCTAATTTAAAACCCGATAAAATATTAGAGGCAATGTCGGCAGTTTCGGCTAGTCCAATATCACCAGCCAAAGCAACATCGAGCATACTCGGCATCGCGGCTTTAATAGCATCAGGGGTAAAGCCAGCCATTGCTAAAAAAGACTGACCTTGTGCCGCATCTGTGGCTGTAAACGAGGTGCTTGCCCCTAATTGCCGTGCTTGCTTTTTGAGTTCGGCCAGTTGTGCATCGTTTTTATCAAGCCGAGATAGTGCTTGTACCTTGCTCATGGCTGATTCAAAGTTAATACTTGGCTGAATAAGTTTGGCTTCTGAATATAAAGTAACGCCTGCTTTGGCAATGCTATTTGCACCAAAACCTGCCATGTCTGACTGTAGTTGTCTGCCTTGCTGGTATTGCTGTCTTACTTGATTAAGCTGACGTTGCCGTTCTGCTAGTTGGCGTAAGCGGTCTTGCTGTTGCTGTAATTCACGATTAGCCTGTTCGGTTTGTTGGCGCAATCGTTGTTGATGTTGTGACAAATTGCGTGTGCTTATGCCTGCGCTTTCAAGTCGCTGACGTAACTGTTGTAATTGTCGTTGTTGGTCTTGGTGTTGTATCTTGAGAGCTTTGGCGGCTTGTTTGGCTTGCTCAAACTCACGCGTCATCGCTTTGGTTGGGTTAGCCGTATTTCTTATTTGTTCTGCTAAAGCCTTGAGCTTTTTTTGTGCTTCTGTTTGGGCAGAGGCGTTGTCTTTAATGGCACGATTCATCTCTTTAAATGAGTTAATATCCCCTTGCGTTTTTTGCAGTTCTTTGACCTTATCGCGCATCTCTTTGAGCTTGCGCGAGGCTTCACTGGATTGTTTGGAAATAGAGCGCAAGGGCGCAGTGGCCTTATCGACTAGGTTTAGAATTGCTTGCAGTTGTAAATTACTAGCCATCGGTTTCTACTCGTTGTCGGGCTTGTTCGCGCCATTGCATTAGCTCGGTCAAACTCATGCACTCCATCGCTTGTGGTGGCCAATGAAACACCACCGCAATATCTGCCATTGCATCTTCTACTCGGTTGGGGATGGCTGTTCCTGATTGGCTTTCTTCACCAAAAAAAGCGCAACATTGCTCCCTAAATCTACTAGGTCGGCAGGGTCTAAACTGTCCACGTCTTGCTCGGTAATGATGGGTGAGGTAATACGCGGCAACACTTTTTTAAGCGAATTAACGTCCATTTGCAAAAGGTCAGTTAAGTTAAGGCCACGTAGTTCACCTGAGTTGGGCTTGCGTAACGTCACGCTGGTAATACTTTGCTCGCCACGTTTTAAGGGGGTATCAAGGGTGACGGTTTTGGTGATTGGCGTATTGCTCATGATTGATGCTCACAACAAGTTAAACGAAAAGGGTGGGCGTAGGTTTTACGCCCAATGAAGGTTTAGGCTAAGTCGATGGCTCGGCGTTGTTCGGCCAAGATATCCACGCCATTGACGGTAAAAATCATTTTCATTAAGTCAATTTCGATAAGGTTTTGACCGTTTTCGACCAAGCGATAATAAGAAAGTCGGGCTTTAAGTTTGACTTCGGTATCGTCGCCAGCTTTGGCTTTGCCCATGTCAATTTCTTGCCACCGTCCACGGGTGTAAACTTCGTAGGCCGTCACTTCACCTGTGTCGTCTTGCTGATACGCGCCTGCAAAACGCTGTACAACCCCATCGACTTTGGTTGTGCCAAATTGCAATAACGCTTGCTTGATTACGCCACCTGCGGTTAATTCCATTTCGAGGTTTTCTTGACCCATATCCACACCCACAGCACCATCCATTCCTGCCGCACGATAGTCTTCAAACTTGCGTGACAGTTTGGGTAGTTGCACTTCGGGAACTTGGCCAAGCCAGCTAATGCCGTCATTAAAAAAGTTCATGTTTTTGAGTTTTTTAGGTAAAGCCATGATGTATTAGCTCCTTATTGACCATTAATAGATTTGGCAAAATCAACCAAGTAACGGTCGGTAATGCGTTGGCGGAACATTAAGTTTTCTAGCGGTGGCACGGGCGTGTAGTCATACTCGATATAACATTGGCCATCTTTTAAAATGTCTTTGCTATTGGCCTCGGCATCAAACCAACACGAACCATCAATAATGTAGCCATCCGTTTTAAGCTGGCTAATTTTGGCGTTAGCCCCTTCGACAATGTCTTTAACAAGACCTGCGCTCATAGGCTTATCAACTGCCCAAAAGTGAGCATCAGCAATGGTGTCGGCCAAGACTTGCGCGGTACGTGTATAATTTTCAAAGGCAAACAAGGGGTCAGCAGAGCAAGTACGCGAACCCCAAAATCTAAAGCCTTTTTGATTAATCAGTGTGGTCACTTCGTGGGCATTCATATAGCCAGCATCAGTGTTTGGGTCTTGTAAGTCCCAAAACACATCTTTGCTAATGCCCATGACACCATTGACAGGTACGTTGGATAAGGTTTTATGCCAGCCTGTTTCTTGGTCGATTTTGGCGCGTAAGCCCAGTGCATACGCCACAGAGGACACTTCTTGTTCAACCGCAATCGTCTCTGTGGTGGCCGAGCCTGTTCCTTGACTGCTTAAACCCCAAAAGCCAAGCATCCCACCTAATACGGTCGAGTCATCGGCAACCGCTAAACTGGCGGCTGTGCCAATTAAGGTGGTGCTTAAAGTAAAGCTGCCATCGGCATAGGTGAGGGTAACGGCACTAGAGCCAATCACGGTGTTAATGGCTGACTCTAATTGTTGAGCAACATCGGCCAATGACACCACGCTCGAAAATTCCCAACCAGCAACCGTATAATCCGTACCATTGACGGTTAAGGTTAAGTCTTCAATGCCTAGTTCTTGCCATGCAGCAAGGTCAGTGTTGGCGGCATTTAGAGGTGAAACTAATTGGGCAGGCGAGCCATTGGCGGCTTGAGTGAGTGACACAATATTAGTGAAGTGAGGCCACAGCACCATGCACTCACGCGCACCAAAATTATTACGGTAGGCAACAGCCGCTTCTTTGTTTTCTGCACCATCGGCATAAAAATAAGCAAAGGCACGTAGCTTTTGTGCGATGCTGATTAACTCATTAGCTACAGCTAAATTATCTAAATAGGGCGCACCTAAAATTCGTGGTTTAACGCCCAGCTGAGACTGTGCGCTCAGTAAGGCTTTAAGCCCAGTTTTTTGACCGTTGGGCAATACAGTACCCACTACGTTGGCTGTGGTGGCAGCAGGGGTAGAGCCTTCTGCGATACGCACAATCACCATGACGGGTTTGGTATTTGCTTCGATGGCATTTAAGACTTTAAGCAATGTGCCTTGTGTTCCTGCTTTGGCAATGGCTTTATAAATGTCGGTGACTAAGACAGGCCGATTTAGTGGAAAGAAGTCAGGGTCGGCATCGGCAGCAATAGCCACAAAGCCAATGATGGCGGTGCTAATGGTGCGAATAGTGCGTGTGCCTTCGTTAATTTCGATAACGCGGACACCGTGATGATATTGGTCAGGCATGAGTTATGCTCCTGTGTGAAAAATAGGAATTAAAAGCCAAGGGCAAACCATAAAAAATTTAAATCTGAGGCATGAAAAACATCGTCAGCTTCGGCTTCTATTCCTGATGAATAAGTGAATCCCGATAGGTCATAAGTTTTAACGTGCGCGACTGCGGCATTAGCTTCGGTTATGTTTTGGTCATAAATAGGTGTGACACCTATGTATAAAGTTTTCGTTGAGAATGCTTCTGGAAATATGATTGAACCTGCATCAGGCGCACCTGAAACACGCCGCCCAAATTGAAATTTGATGCCACCTATCGCTACTGGAAACTTGTAATAACCATCGCCCCAAATATTAGGGCCCATCGAGGTATAATCGGATATCTGAGTGATAGTATTTTGGGCTTGGCCTAACGCAGTTGAAAGAAAACTTAATGCGATAGAGAGAGATAGGTCACCGTTTTCTCTAGCGATGATTTCGTCAGCTAATTCGGTTTTTAACGCATAACGGTTATCACCTTCATCTTGGGTCAAGGTAATAACGTGTGGGTCTAAAATGATGCTGATGATGTCCGTATGTGAGGTCATCACATGGAGCTTAATCGTTAGCTCGCCGCCTGCACCTTGCGTGATTTGTGGTTTAAAAGTGCGAGGGTAGTTGGCTAAATAAATAAGTTCGCCTTCGGTATCAAAAATGCCAATTTCATTTACGTCAAAACCGCCAATGTTGGCAGGGATACGGGCTTTAATAATGTATACGTTAGGGTTTTGGGCATCTTGAACAACAAATTGCACCGCTACGCGATAACGTTCGTTAACAAGGTTTGTTGCATTTACACGGCTAGTAGGCAAATAGGGAATACCATTGGCATCACCAAAGGCCATATGGCTTAGTGTTAAGGCTTGGTTGTTGTTGGCTGCGGCCGCTAATTTAGCCGCACCAAGTGTGGTTGGCAGGCTGTAATAGTCGCTCATAAAATCCCACTACATAAAGTTTGCTATGTAATGGGATAGTGAAAGAGCGGTATAAAAAAATCACGCATTGGCAAGTTGCAAAGTACGTTTACAACTTAGATTTAAGCGGCAAACGGCAATATAGGGGGTGTAAAGTTGCTTGTGTAAACAGCTTCTTTTCTTATTTTTAACCCTCGTATATACGCATTAACTGAGTTAGTTGTAAAACCGTAATTCATTCGACCTATATGCGTGTAGTCTGTTGTTATGTCATTTTTAATAAATAAACCAGTCATATCGAATGTTGTCGCTGCTGCCACACCATTAACATAAAGTTTTAATACGTTGTTTTTTCGTACAACAGCTATATGTATGTCTGTATTAATTGTTGGGATGGTTTCGTGTGTAATGTATGTCGAAGAACCGTCAGAAAAATTGCAAAGAATAGCTACTTTGTTACTCCTGTCTTTATCAAGAAATAAAATCCATTCATTGCTTGTACTATTCCAACGATTACCAATAATTCCTTGATACCCCCCTAAAACGCCAGTATTGATAATTGTCTCAATTGTAAAATCTCCGCTATAAGTGCTTAAATTAAAAACAGGGTAAAGATTTGAATAAATACAATCATTCGCGTTAAAAAAATATCCGCTGTTGTTTTGTATCGTTGGAGTCCCTTGTTTTGTAAAAACGCTATTGTATTGACTGCTATCATTAAAAACACTGCTGCCGTTTGCGCCTATAAAATTCATCAAAAGCACTGTTTTGCTTGTGTCGTATGTGCCAACCCCCAACGGAATACCTGCTACTCTCATAACTTACCCCACCACGTTATAAACGCCAGCATTTACGCGATAAATCGTCTTGGTTTGATACCGTGCGCTAAATACTAAATTACCAGTAATGGCTGTTACGCCTGCACCAGCCGTGATGGTTGTTACGCCTGCACCAAATTGGCAAATGCTAATTGGCATAGTTTGAGCTGATGTTAAAACTGGCGTATTAGCGGCTACATTATCCATGTGCAAAATGGTTTTTCCGTTGTTGTCAGTACCAACAGTGCCTATTGTATAAGACGTGCCTGTTTGCGGATTGATAGTTGGTTCTAAGCTGGCAGCAATCGCGGCGTTAATCGTTGACGTAACCGCACTAATTGCTCGTGCATTAGTAAAATATAAGTTACTTGAGCCTTCGACCAATGCATCCGTACTGGATAATGAAACGCTATCGCCATTGGTTATCCAACCTTCATCTGCATCAAACCAATAAAAAATAGCATCTTCGCCAACACCTGAATCAACTAAAGCATAACTGCCTGCTTCAGCGGTAGGATGGGCAATATTTAAAGCGATATCGGACGAATGTGTACCTTTCCAAAATTGATTAAAATCGGCAACATCAACCTTGTTTGATATTTCACGTAATAGCCGTTTAACGACTAATGCTAAACGGTTTAACTTTTGGGCAAGATTGCTCATTTTTGCTCCTAAGGCACGTAGCCTTGATAAAAAACCTCAGTTTCTTGACCACTCATGACCACGCCACCCATAAATACCGTGCCATTGATATAAACATCAGCCTCTAACACATAATGGCTGCGTAAGTTTTTGGCGGCATTGACAAGACGTATTAGCGTAGCGGCATCATTAACAGAGATGTCGAGTGGGGTAGTTTGAATTAAAAAGGTATAAGGATTAGAAGGTGGGCTTTGCTCAAACCATTCAAGGAGCTGACTCTCAAACGGGAGTACAGATAACGCACGCTCTACAGCTGCTCTTGTTCCCTTGTGTTTATGAATAAAAGCACTGTCTTTGATAGTTTGACGTTTTTGAGCTTCTGACCAATTGCTATCCCACTCATCTACCGAGAACGCCCATGCCAACCACGGGAGCAAGTGAACAGGGCAAGTATCGGCATTCCATATTTGTTCAAATGGCGGCGGCATGACATCTAAACGTTCAGTTAATGCTTCAATATGGCGTTCTAAAGGTGTGGAATTGGGTGGCAGTAGGCTAGGCATTTGTGCCTCCTACGGTAAGTGTTGTGCTAGTACAGTTTGCTACTTGATGGCTTTGAACAACCACATCAGCACTTGGGCTGATTAAATTGACTTTTTGCACACCTGATTGATGCAAGGCGTGGTGCAAGCCCGAAATAGTAATGTCGATACCATTGCTACGACTGGAGAGCAAATAATTATCTAGCTCGGTTTGTGCGTTGGTTAAGACTAGCGATTCATCGGGCCCGTTAAATAAAATTAATTCAGCAACAACAACAAAGTTCACCACGTCAACGCTAAACACTTGTACGTTATCGGTGAGTGGACGAATCGTTTTGGCATTTAGTGCGTTTTCAACTTTCGTAAGCAAAGCAGAATCTGCAAGTCCATCGCCAGTTCGCGCCAAGACATAAATCTCCACCACACCTGCACTTGGTGACAAAGCTGTAATATCAGCCACTTGGCCATCGGCACTAAGTCCGTGAAAGATATAACTAGCTTCGCTGCCTGCGGTGGTAAAGGCTTCAAACGACAGTTGGATACGGCGTTTAAAATCGTTATCATTTTCATACATTGGCGCAATAGGAGGGATAGCACTAGGATTTCCGCTATCAATAAGCAAACGCGGTACACCATAATTTGCTCCAATTTGGTCTAAGTCTGAGCCTTTGGCAAAGGCCAGCATCAAACTAACGGCTTTGAGGTTTTCACGTTGTCTCGTCAATAATTCACGGTAGGCATAAACTTGTAAGAGTTTGACGAGTGGCTCAGACTTAAGACTTAGCACGGCCTCGAGCTGTGGGTCACGGCTAATTAAATCGGTTTTTAGCTCAAGTAAAATTTGCTCATAAGCCTTTTGTTCAACAACAATGGGCGCAGGCAGTTGCGATAAATCAATGCGCTGAAAAATGCTCATTATTCAGCTCCTAAAGGCGTAGTAATGCAAACGGCTTTACGTT